TCACGCGGGTAAGTGAGGGTACACTCTTAGTTTACCGTGTGCTTCGCACACAAATAACAGCCTAAGAGAATACGGGTACTGTTATACAACGGCAGCGCGGATGTACCGGCGGCGCACCATTCGGGAAGGCTTGTGGTGTGGGGGCGGTGGTGCCGTCCAGTGGGATGCAGATTGGGCAGGTTTTGGGGTCGAGGATGGCGTTCCAGCGGTAAAACTCGGGCGGAGTGTCAGAAACTTGCACGACCTCTTGCTGGATTGGGTCGTTGAGCGACCAGAGCAGGGCGGCGGTGGTGGCGCCGAGGCGATCGAGCCAGGCGTTGAGGACGGTGCCTTTGCGGATCAGTGGGGTGAGGGTGCCGCTTTCGGTGCCGTTGCTGGTGCGGACGGCGACGACCGAGGCGAGAATTTTGCCAGTGGGGGATTCGCGCAGGAAGGCGGGTTGGATGGTGGTGTCGAGGAGGCGTTCGAGTTGGAGGGTGATGGGGGAGAGGCCGGTGGGGCCGGGGGCGAGGAGGTCGCGGGCGGAACGGTTGAGGACGGTCGCTCCAGCAAGAAGGTCGCCGAGTGGTGGGGTGGGGATGGTGGTGTTTACGCGGGCGAAGCGGGTGTGCGTAGCGGCAAGGACTGGATATAACTCGGGCAGGGTGGTGCTGATTTGAGCGAAATACCGATCCGCCAGTTGCTGCAGCAGCGCGAGGATTTGGGGGCGGAGTTGGTTGTAGAGAAGGGCGCGGAGGGGTTGGCTGGTGGATTGGCCGAACGACTGAAAGAGGAGGGCGCGGATGCGGAGGGCGAGTTCCAGCAGGAGGGGGCGGACCTCGGCGGCGATGAGGTCTTCGCGGCTCGTGATGGCGCGGGCCAGGGCGAGGAGGTATTCGTCTTCAGTCATTGTGCTCTGGGTCGAAGGTCCAGTCGCCGCAGGTTTCAAAGCGGGAAGTTTCGGGCCAGCCGGCGTGGTCGGGGGCGTAGCGGTGGCAGGTGCCGGGCATGGGGTCTTCGCCGATGCGGTTTAGGTCCGAGGTCGGGAACCACCAGCGGCAGGTGCGGCAGCGGGTGTCGGCGGTGATGGCGGCGAAGATGTTAGTCATGGGGCTTGCGGAGCACGGGGCGGTAGTCGGATGTCCAATCTCCGCACCAGCAGTGCTCGGTGACGGTGGGCCAGCCGGTGGCAGTGGGGGCGTGGCGGCGGCATTCGCCGCGAACGATGGCGTCGGCGTCGTCGGAGCGATCGAAAAAGTAGTAGCAGTAGGCGCAGCTGGCGCCCAGTGGGATCAGGGCGTCACTCATCGCGGCCGGAGCGCATGGGGGTGGGCAGGGTTTGACTGTCTAGGTCTTCGCCCTGGCCGGCATTTTGGAATGCCAAATCAGGGCCGGCTGCGTTGAGGCGATCCATTGCGATCTGTTCCTCCAGCATTTCGGTGGTGGCGGAGACTTCGGCGTCGAGGTCGAGGGTGGTGGGGAGGACTTCGCCTTGTTGGAGGATGGTGAGGAGGGTTTTTTGGGAGATGGCGTTCTGCATGAAGAGTTGCAGGTAGGCCGTGATTTGGTTGCCGTCGAGGAGGCGGTTTTCGTAGTCGCGGGGGATGGAGATTGTGGGGGGTTCGATGCCGACGTACGAGGCGGCGATGTCGAAGATTTCGGCGATCGAGCGCTCTAGGTCGCCGGCGATGACGGCCATGATGGAGTCGCTGTCGATGCGATCCATGCGCTTGGATTCGGCCGCGGCGTTGGTGACGTTCTGTTGGGTAAGCGTGTTGATGCCGAGGCGGGAGATTTGGTCTTCAAGGGCGGCGAGGCACTTGAGTTGGGCGTCGAAGGCGTCGCTGGTGGGTTCGACGTACTCTGCGCCACCGTCGGGCGGGAGAAGCAGGGCGCTGTTGACCGAGAGGCCGATGGGGCTGTCGGAGTCGGGGTCGAAGCCGCGGAGGACGAGGATGGGGGAGGCGCCGACGTGGATGGAGTGGTGGAAGTCGCAGAAGCGTTGGGCGTAGGCGATGTTCAGCTGCGCTACTTCGAGGAGGGGTGGCTTGCTAAGCAGGTTGCCGAGGCGGCTGCTGTAGACGGTGACGAGGGGGATGCGATCGAGGGTGGTGGTGCCTTCTTCGTAGATTTCCCAGGCGGTGGGGCCGGGGAGTTGGACGCCGGTGGGGAGGTTGGTGCGGGGGGTGTTGGGGCGCCAGAGTTCGTAGCGGCCGGGCTCCAGGACGCGGATTTGGTCGGTAAGTTCCTCGCCGTACTTGCCTGCGGCAAGTACAACTGTTTCGCGGATACGTACCTGCGATAGCTCGCTCGACCAGCTGTCGTTGGATGTGCGCCAGCCGAGGATTTGGCGGGGGTGGATGGGGACGAGGTAGGGCTTGCGTGCTAACGCACGCTCCTCTGCCAAGTTTCGAGGCGTTGCGGACGCCGAGAAATCGACGATCGAGCTGCTGTGGCCGTAGAGGATGGCGGTGATGAGTTGGCGGCGGGCGTATTCGTTGAGGGTGGTGCCGTCGCCGGTGACGTTTTGGGACCAGTCGAGCCAGTAGTCGTCGCCTTGGATGTCGATGCCTTTGCGGAGGATGACGCCAGCGGCTTGACTCGCCAAGCGAGTCAAAAATGGAGGCAGCGTGGCGTGGAAGATGCGGCGGTTGTAGGCGGCGTCGTCTTCGCGGGGTTCCTGGGGGATGAAGTCGCGCGAGCGGGTGCGGAGTTCGGCGGTGCCGCCGACGCAGACGTCCACGGGGTCCCAGGCGGGCTCCATGGACTGGACGAGTTGGGTGCGCTTGGAGGGGTCGGTGTCGTTGACACCGGGGGGTAGGGGGAGGGTGTAGGCGGGGCGGTTGGGGGTGGCCGCAGCGATCGGGTAGCTACTGTTGTCGCTCACGAGCCAGTGGAATACTCTTATATCCTAGTTTGCCCGTGGTTACTTGCGTTTTGGTTTCTTTTTAGCCGTCTTTGCGGACTTCTTAAAAGCGGCATCTGTTGGGGCGCCTTCGGAGCCGGGGCGGCGCATTTTTTCACCCGAGCCAGCGGCGATGCGCTTGCGCTTGGCGTTGATGTTGGCGTAGAGGCCGGGCTTAGCCATGACTACTTACCTTTGGTGGTTTTCTTTTTGCGAGCGTTAGCGAGCGCTATGGCGACGGCTTGCTTTTGGCTGTAGCCCTCGTCCATGAGTTTGCGGACGTTCGAGGAGATGGTTTTGGAGCTGGTGCCGCGCTTGAGGGGCATCGCTAGGTAGCGAGGGCTGTCTCAATGTAGGGCGCCCATTGGGCGGCCATGGCATTGGCGATGCCGGAGTAAGTGCGGGAGCGTTCTTTCCAGCGGTCTGGGCCGGGGGACATGCGGTGGACTTTGGCTTCGCGGCCTTCGACGATGTCGGTAGGGGTGAGGGGTGGAAGGTTTTTGAGCCAGAGGCAGGTGGCTTTGGTTTCGCCGTGGCCGAATTGCCAGGGTTGGATGATCTGGGTCGGTTTGCGGATGCGGCTTGAGATGATTGAGACTGGGTTTTCTAGGGCGATGTAGGGGATTGGGGCGTCGAGGAGGAGGCGAACGAAGGCTAGGGCTTCTTGCTGTTCTTGTTGTTTGTCCTTGAACCAGCGGGCGCCGCTGACGGCGAGGTGGGTGCAGGGTGGGTGGGCAATTAGAAGATCCCAAGGGCGATCCAGTAAGGGTTCGACTGGGCCGAGGTGGTGGTTGCCAAGGGTTTCGGATGGAAGGAGGTCGCAGCTCCAGGCGTCCCAGCCGCGGGCGGCGAAGGCGTCGCGGACGCGGCCGCTGTATTCGCAGGCGACAAGGACCGAGGGCATGGTGTGGTTGTGGTTAGAGTGTAAGTGTAGCAGTTAGTAGACGGTGTAGTTGGAGCCGCCGGTGGTGTAGCGGCGGAGGCCGGCGAGGGCGTGGATGGCGTAGCCGGCGGCGTCTACCGGGCCGGATTTGTCGTCAATGCCGCCGCGGCCTTTTTCGGGTTTGCCGCCCGAGTCATAAGCCTGGGTTTCGAGCGAGCGGATTAGGTATTTGCACTTGTTGGAGACGCGGAGGCGGTTGGCGAGGAGGAGGACGTTGATGGCGTTGACGCGGTCTTCGATGGCGGGGTTGGAGAGTTGGTTTTTGACGCTGAAGCCGCCGCGCTTTAACAGAGCCAGGTCTGACTCCGCTGCATTGGCGGTGGAGCGGTGGCGGGAGGCGGCGTCGGGGATGACGACGATGTTGTCGCGTTCCAGTTGGGAGGGGTAGGTGGATTGGATGAGGCGGACCAGGGCGGGGGTGTCTTTGGCGGTGTGTTCGGCGATGAAGTGGAATTCGGGGCCGCGGCGGACGAGGACTTCAAGGAAGCAGGCGCCGACGTTGAAGTCGATGCCGATGAAGAGGCGGTCGTCTTCGTCTGGTGTGGTGTCGCACCAGTGGAGGTCGCGTTGGAAGTAGGGGTAGACGGTGGTGTTGGCGAGGTTGGTGAATTCGCCGTTGATGTACGAGGCGATGAGTTGGGGTGGGTAGTTCGAGTAGAGGGATTCGACGAAGCCTAGGGGGAGGTGGGGGTTGTCGGTGGTTTTGGCTTTGATGAGGCGGCGGTCGGGCGCGGGGTTTTCGATGAAGGTGGAGTACATCCAGCGGAAGCCTTCGGGGGTGCTGGCGACGGCGAGTTGGGGTTTCGTTCCACCGCGGAGGCGGGCGAGCATCATTTCGGAGGCTTTTTGGGCGACGTCGTGGGGGGAGGTGTCGATTTCGTCGGCCAATACTGCGCTCAACGTCTGCCCCCGAATGCGGTTGAACGTTTCAGTCGCTCGACAGAGAAGAGTTGTTGTACCGCTGGGGGTGTGAATTATGTACTCTGGCTGTGGCGAAACGCGGAAGTTGTGGGGTATATCGAATTCCTCTAGGAAGTCGTCGAAGGCGCGCATCCAGACGTCACGAATCATGATGTTCGTGGGTTCGAAGACGGCCATTACCGTTCCAGGGTTATCCATTGCCAGCAAAACTGCCTTTGCGGCGAGGGCGCGGGTCTTACCGGCGCCGAAGCCCGCGCAGAATCCCAGAATTTTGGTGTCTGTGTCGGTGCAGAAGTCGCGCTGGGAGGGGAGGAGCGAGGCGAGAATGCGTTCGCGCAGCGAGGCGTAGGACTCGGTGCAATTAGTGCCCGTTCCAGTGGGAGGGGTTAGGCAGCCGCCTGCGGGGATTCGTGCCAGCAGGGACATGCGGGGGCGGGGTGGTGTTGCCTAGCAGTCTACTGGGGGTGGGGGC